AACTTATCTGGATTCACCAAATAAAGAAGCGGGGTCTATCAATACTCCATTTCTTTTAATCGGTTTATCCGGGAAGTTCTGATAATAGCGCTTGACGATAACGTCGCAGAACTTCTCATCAAGTTCGATGGTATAGCAGGAGCGGTCAGACTGTTCGCAGGCGATTAGCGTTGAACCGCTGCCACCAAAGGGATCGAGCACTAGGGTGTTACTCATGCAGCTGTTCATAATCGGGTATGCCAGAAGCGGAACCGGCTTCATTGTCGGGTGGTCGCCGCTTTTCTTAGGCTTATCGAACTCCCAGATGGTGGTTTCCTTTCGGCCGGTGTACCACTGATGCTTTCCGGTTTTCTTCCAACCGTAGAGCACAGGCTCATGCTGCCATTGGTATGGAGAGCGCCCCAGCACCAGCGACTGCTTCTTCCAGATGCAGCAGCCGGACAAATAAAAACCGGCATCCACAAAGGCCCTCCTGAAATTAAGTCCTTCGGTATCTGCGTGAAATACATAGATAGAAGAATCCTGCGCCATAACTGCTTCGGTGTTTGTAAAGGCATCGAGCAGAAAGTGGTAGAAGGCGTCGTTACCCATATTGTCGTTTTTTATTTTTCCGGCGCTGCCTTTATAGTTGACGTTGTAGGGTGGATCGGTGATGACGAGGTTAGCTTTGGCTCCGGCCATCAGCAAATCAAAGGTGTCAGCCTTGGTACTGTCTCCGCAGACCAACCGGTGCCGACCGAGCGTCCATACGTCACCAAGCTGAGTGATCGGCGGCTCCTTTAGCTCTGCGTACACATCGAAGTCGTCGTCATGAATGCCGTCTTTGAGCGAATCCTTAAACAGTGCGTCCAGTTCAGCAGGATCGAAGCCTGTAAGGGACACATCAAAGTCTGCACCTTGTAGATCTGTAATAAGCAGAGCCAGCTTGTCCTTATCCCAGTCGCCGCTAATTTTATTGAGCGCAACGTTGAGGGCTTTCTCCTTTTCATCATCCATCTCGATGATTACACATTCAACTTCGGTGATTCCCATATCGAGCAGTACCTTTAAACGTTGGTGGCCACCAACGACTCTGCCAGTTGCCTTATTCCAGATTACCGGCTCGACGTAGCCAAACTGCTCAATGGAGCGTTTCAATTTTTCGTATTCCGGATCGCCCGGTTTCAAATCCTTACGAGGATTGTAATCGGCGGGAATCAAGAGTTTAGTTTTCAGTTTTTCAATCTGCATATTTCTCCGCCGCCTTTCTTAAAGTTGAATACATGTCAACGTTCTCCCAGGGGAACAGGCACGAGTTGAAATGCCCGTAAGCCGCCGTGTCAGAATATATTGCATTTCGCAGACGAAGCTTCTCAATGATCGCTGCTGGGCGGAGATTGAACACCTCTTGCACAATATCCGTGAGCTGTACGTCGGTAAGTTTGCCTGTGCCGAAGGACGTCACATCGACCGCCACCGGGTTTGCCTTGCCAATTGCATAAGAAAGAGCGACCTCACATTTTTCAGCAAGACCGCTCCATACGATGTTCTTTGCAATGTACCTGGCCATATAGGCGCCGCTTCGGTCAACTTTGGTGGGGTCCTTTCCACAGAGTGCACCGCCGCCATGGGATGCAAGTCCGCCATAAGTATCCACCATGATTTTTCTGCCCGTAAGGCCTGTGTCAGCAGCGGGTCCGCCTTCGACAAACCTGCCGGAGGGATTGATGAGGATTTCAGTATCACCGTCAAACGGAAAGTCCTCAAAACACTGCCAAAGCACGTTGTTAAGGATGTCAGCCTTCAACTGTTCCTGTGTTTTGTCCTTGTCGTGCTGCACTGACACCACAATGGTTTTCACGCGCACCGGTTTGCCGTCCTCATACTCAACCGTGACTTGTGACTTGCCGTCCGGCTGAATGCCTTTTATGATTTTGCCTTTACGGCAGTCGTCAATTCGCTTCACGATATGGTGGGAGAGGAGAAGAGGGAGGGGCAGCATCTCACGGTTTTCATCGGTCGCGTAGCCGTATACTGTGCCCTGATCTCCTGCGCCGACTAAGCCGTAAGGGTCGCTGATTCCGTTCCTCGACTCAAGCGAGGTGTCTACTCCGGCTGCGATATCCGTACTCTGACGGTGCACGTACACAGATACTGTGAATTTCCAGGGGTTGTATCCCACCTCACGGAGTACATTCTTCACGATGAAAGGGATGTCCACTTTTTCGCTGCAGGTGATTTCGCCCGCTACGATGATTTTGCCTTTTGTCGCCATGACTTCGCAGGCTACGCGGGAAGCTCTGTCTTTGCGAAGACAAGCATCCAGAATGCTATCGGCAATAAGGTCGCAGAGCTTATCCGGGTGTCCTTTGCAGACGCTTTCAGCGGTTCGATAACTTTTATTCATTTTCATAATCTCCAATCTGTTTTTATTTGCCCCGACGAGCAGAAAGTAAGCGTTCCATTACATCATCCTGTGGATTTGTTCCCTTGTAATCACCGGTGCAGTTTTCCTTTACGATCTGGAATATTTCTAACCACAAGCGGTTAGTCTGGTTCATGTAGTTCTGACCCATTGACACATACGGGCTTTGGATGGCATTGCCCGTGGTAGGATGCTTTGCCAGAAATCCGTATTCGGTTACCGCTTCCTCGCACTGAATCCAACGGGCCACGCTCATTGCGTAGCGCTCTAAAAGATGAGATGATACGAGGGTGGCACATCCTCGTTCATTCAGCCACTGCCATGTGGACTTGAAGATTTCACTTGCAACAAGTGTCTTTCCGTCTTTTTGCACGGCTTCGAGCATCTTGTTAGGTTCAGGCATCATGTGGCCTTGAAGGTCTGCAGTATCCGAAAATTCCATGACGGTTAGTTTCCTGCCGCCGGGATTACCTTCGGAGATTTTGTCAGCGAGAGCCTTCTTTTTTGCACCGGCACCGACACGAGCGCCGCCCCTGTTTGTACCGTCTTTTGCCAATCATCACACCTCCTTTTCGGGTAAGGGCTATTACCCCGTTTGATTTTGCGTTTTTGTGCGCGTTGCCCCACGCCGCTGTCCGCTTGAAAGAGTTTTAGGGATTTGACCACCCCCACCGGATTGCTGATGGGAATACCCACAATTCTATGTTAACTGTAATCACCATAAAGAGAAGGCGAAAGCCAGGCTCTGTGGCCCTCCCGCAACCTATTATCTAGCAAGGTGCGAACGCATGGAGATGGGGCACTTATGCAATGATATGAGGACTCATCAGTCGATGGGTCATTTCTTTATGGAATCTGTGCAAGGAGTGAAGACTATGTCATTATCAGTTGGAGAAGACTATTTGCAAGCAACTCGAAATCCATTCCAAGGGAAGACCCATTATGATTCAGGTGAGCTACACTATGAAGGTGGCTGTGTAAAGTTATCCACATCCCAAGTCTGCCCCTGCGGGATTGGGATACAATACTATAAGGACGGAACCATTGAAATGCAAGGGCTCTTCCAGCGCAGAGGGCTTGTATGTGGAAGAATGTACTATTCATCGGGGAGGCTTCGTTTTGAAGGTTATTGCGCGGAGCCAAGAGGTTATGGTCCTGCTTATCCTGTATCTGGCACTTTCTACGGAGAAGATGGCACGTTACTGTATCAAGGGGATTTTGCCTGTTCATTTGGTGGTGTCGGTTATCCGACGGTGACTGTGCCTGAAAACTTCGGATCACTTTTCTAGGCCCCGCCTCCACCGGTCACCGCTCTCGGCTGTGATACCGGAGTGACAGGATTTGCACAGAGCCATGAGGTTATCTGCTTCGTTGCCGCCTCCTTTGGAGAGCTGTAGGATGTGGTGAACCTCTTCAGCGGGCGTTAACTTGCCTTCCTTCTGGCACGGCTCACACAAAGGGTGTGCTTTAATATAGCGGTCGCGGATTCGTTTCCACGACCTGCCGTAGCGTTTGTTGGATGCCGGGTCACGCTCATACCGGTTATAGCGTTCGGTAACAAGCTTCTTATGCTCGGTGCAGTATTGCTCGCTATCCGCAAGCCGACCGCAGCCGGGGTAGGCACAGGGGCGTTTGGGTTTGCAGGGCATCGATTCACCTCCTTTTGGGTATAAGAAAAGCCACCGCAGATTTCTCCGCAATGGCTTTTCGTATACTATTTTTCTATTGTAACGGTATCACATAATGGATGTGCCAAGTTGTGCCAAAGTGTGCCAACTTTCAATTGGGAACGATAAATTTTTGTATCGCAGAAGAATGAATGCGGTGTACTGTACGACAGGACACACTCATCAAGATACAAATTTTATTCCAAGAATAGTTGTTAATATACCTGTATCTGAGAAGCATTCTCTCGTCAGGATTTGCAACTTGGTTAATAGCATCGTTGATTTCACCCTTAAGGCTGATAAGCTTGTCGACCCCTTTGCTGAGTTCCTTTTCCATATCAATGATTTTGCAAATGCATCGGGCGAAGAGAGGGTCCGTACTACGGGCATGGTCAACGCGCTCTTGAAAATTACTGCCGGATATACTCAAAGCAAGGGCACGAAGGTTATCAATCTCTGCAAGGTATGAGTTTACCATTTCATTAAGACGGCAAGCCTGACTCAAATATTCTTTTGCTGTCATATCAGGGCACCTCGCTTTTTAGCTTTTCCAAAAGCACTTTCCCGTCAAGGTCGGATAAAGTCGTGAACCAATTTCCAAGAAAGAACCTCTCTATAGAGTTCTTATCAGCCAAGGCGGAAATGTAAGCTTTGTCATCCTTATCTTCTTTGCGAATGGGACGGTGGTATTCAAGGAATAGGGCCACATCACGATAATCTTCTGTCGCCCGCAGGACAATGGCATTAGCCATGATTTGGTAAGGGTCCATAATCTGTACCTCCGAATAATAAAGTCCACTCGGATTGGCACGGATTGTCATTTGTTGTCGAAGGTTGTCTTAGATTTTCAGATTTGCCTTTACGGCATCGATAAGGGCGGTTTGCGTCCTGTCCTTCTCGAACAGAGCTTTCATAACACGTTCATCGATCGTGCCTTTGGCGATGATGTGGTGTATAATCACCGTTTTGGATGTTTGCCCTTGCCGCCATAAGCGTGCGATGGTCTGTTGGTAGAGTTCCAGACTCCATGTCAGCCCGAACCAAACAAGAGTTGATCCTCCGGCTTGAAGGTTCAGCCCATGCCCGGCACTTGCGGGGTGGATGAGTGCGACTGGCAACTCGCCATTGTTCCAACGGCTGATACTCTCGGAAGAATTAAGACATGAGAAGGGGATACGCAGGCTATGAAGACGGTCGGAGATCCGATCCAGATCATGCCTGAACCAGTATGCCACAAGCAAAGGTTTGCCGTTTGCAGCTTCAATTAAATCCTCCAGGGCGTCCAGTTTGCGGTCGTGTATGTGGTGAATTTCGCCACCATCACCGTACACCGCACCGTTTGCCATCTGACAGAGTTTGCCGGAGAGGGCGGCGGCATTGGCGGCAGTTATCTCTCCACCCGAAAGCGTCAGGACCAGATCCTGCCGAAATTCATCATAGCGACTGTGTTCTTTCTCGGACAATTGAACAGGATAATCAACGCTCACCAGCTCCGGCATTTTAATATAATCTGTTGACTTCATTGAAATGGTGATGTCGGCAATTTTGCGATAGATGTCCTTTTCGGTGTGCGGCAAGGGTTTGTAGCTGAATATCACTTGGCCGTTGCGTTTATCGGGTATGAAGTAGTCAGTTCTGTACTGGCCGATGAACCGACCGAGTCGCTGACCCATGTCAAGAAGCCGGAACTGTGCCCACAAGTCCATCAGGCCGTTGGAAGACGGTGTGCCGGTGAGACCGATTACCCTTTTCACCTTTGGGCGAACCTTCATCATCGCTCTGAATCGCTTTGACCGGTGGTTCTTGAAAGACGACAGTTCATCGACCACCACTGTGTCAAAGTCGAAGGGCAGACCACTGTCCTCCACAAACCACTGGACATTTTCGCGGTTGATGATGTATATGTCGGCTCGCCTATTAAACGCGGCTTTCCGTTCCGTTTCATTTCCCACTGCCACTGACCAGATAAGGCCGTAAAAGTGATCCCATTTTTCAAGTTCTCCCGGCCACGTATCGCGTGCCACTCTCAAAGGCGCAATAACCAAAATTTTATGGGCCTCAAAACTATCAAACAGCAGGTCGGATAACGCGGTCAGCGTAATCGATGTTTTGCCAAGTCCCATGTCAAGCAGAAGGCATGAGATGGGATTTCTCCGGATAAATTCCATTGCATAATTCTGATAGCTATGTGGATTGTATTTCATCAAGTATCCTCCTGATTGCGGTTTCATTGTCCAGTACATATACAGGAAAACCAAGCCGCCGCAGCATTCCATGCCTTGACTCCTGCAAGGGACGGGATCTTTCCCCTGGACTTTTAACCTCGATAAAAGCAATTTTGCCTTTGGGCAGGAGTAAAAAGCGGTCTGGCATTCCATCGAAACCAGGGCAGGTGAGTTTAGGTGCGATACCTCCCATTGTTTTGACTGCTTCTACAAGTTTTCGCTCTATTGTTTTTTCCATTATAAAAGCCTCCTTTTCCGATTGCCCATCATGCCGATTTTTCCTATTAATACTACGCGTGCGTATTACGTGTGCCAATTACTCCTATTACTATATAAATAATAATTAATTGGTTATTTATCGGCATATGGGCAACGGCAACATTGAAACGCTGATTTTGTAAAGGGCTTGCGACTTTGCCGATAATCGTTGCCGAAGCCTTAATCGTCAGTGATGGGCATAGGTTCTACCCTGATAAACACCTGCTGAGGTCCGTACATGGGCACATTGCGTTTGCCGGTTTTCCCCGTCGCGCATTTGACCCAGCCACCTAACCTGTTTAGGATACTTTGGATCTCGTAAGAGTCGGCTTTCTTGATGGACTCCCTGGACTTACCGAAGCATTCGCACCAGATTTCCATGACACAAACCTGAGTGCGGAGCACTGAGCCTTTTGCTCTCGTCGGATCGTCGGGGGAGCGCATATATTCCAAACGACGATAGATATCCATAGCGTCCCAGTTTTCGGGAAGCAGGGTTTCAAGGTACTCGGCCACAAGCCCTTCGCGGTCGTCGTTTTCCATTGCTTCGCGTTGTTCGGCATAAGCTGCCGCCACCAACTCGCCTTTGAGGTATAGCTCTTCGCCCTTGCTGTATTTTACAAGTGCCTCCGCCCAAATCTGGTCTATTTCCGTAAGGTCCCAAGCGTGGTGTTTGCCTTCACCGGATACCCGCACCGGCCAGAAACGTCGGTTGCCCGTGATGTCCCGCAGGAAGCCCCCGTCGCTGTTGGTCGTACCGACGATTATGCATTGTCGGGGATGACTTTCCACCGCCCGGCCATAAGAGGGCCGGTACTTGTCATCCACACGGGTGATAAAGGACTTCACCGTTTCCACGTCCATTTTTTTGATACCCGCCAGTTCTCCCAGTTCGAGAATCCAGTAACCCTGCAACTTCTCGGGCGCGGTCTTGTCCTTCATATCCGATATGGAAAGGCTGTCGGAGTACCATTGCCGCGCAAGCCTTGAAAAAAGCATGGATTTACCGATACCTTGTTTGCCGTTTAGCACAAGGATGGAATCGTGTTTGGTTCCGGGATTTAAGATTCTTGCCACTGCCGCTACGAGAGTTTTTCTGGTGACCGCCCTGGTATAGGGCGAATCCTCCGCGCCAAGGTAATCGATGAGTAATGTGTCTACACGGGGAACCTTATCCCATTCGGGCAAGCTGCTGATGTATTCCTGTATCGGATGGTAGGTGCGGTCGTCGGCTACTTTGGTGAGGGCAAGTTCGTAATTGCGCGCCGAGAATGTGCCATAACGGTTGTCAATGTAGGCTACAAGCTGTGCGGTGTCCGCATCTCGCCAAGGTGCATGGGGTCGCTCCCATGGGAGTCCTTCGCCGTATATCTGGTTGGCAAGTTTGTTGTAGCGGATACCTGCTATGGCTTCGTCGTTGTTC